ATCATATAAAAGCTAATTGCGGACGAACAAGGGTGCATGTGGGACTACACCCCCACACACATCACGAACTCGAGACGTCTCGAATTGGTTTACACTTTCTTTGGTAAAGAATCCAAACTCAAGCTTGGATACAAATTTCCACCTTGATGTGACCCGGATCTCTGGGCTGCTCCCCTTGCCAACATCCCTGGTGTTATAAACTTATATTGTACATAAACTTGCCCTTCATCAAACTTTGACGCTACCGTAAACTTATGTATTCCCAAGTCTCCAGCAAATGCATTTTGTGATTGTAACTGTGATTGCTGTTCTTGTGACAACATTTCCATATATGTAGATGCCCATCCACGCCATAATATTACAGCAGTATACTGATGGTCGGCTGAGAACACCCCATCTCTTATCATTACATTCTTTACATCATCATAGTAAAATTGCTCATCACAGGACTTTGTCTTCGTCTTGACTACATCTTTGAATGTTGGCATATCTAATATTCCAACAACCTTATACAAATGGCTCCTTGGAGAAAAGCCTGCGGGTAAGTTATCAAATAGTCTAATATAAGTAGTTGCGGCAGTATGCAAAGAACTAGCTGCATAGTATGCTAGATCTCCAACTGACAATCTAATTTTTGGGGGGATAGAAGGCAAATGATCGTTGATCCTTAACAAATTCTTGCCGTAGGCAGATGACCCACAGTAGTAGAAACTATCATATGAATCACTGTCTAAATCAAGATGCAAATTTTTAGCTAATTGATGTATGATGCAAATCGTCATCGGTTTCTTTGATGTGCTAATGACCATTGGAATGTCATCAAGTATGCCCGCCGTTTCAGGCAGGAATACCAACACCCCAACCATCATTCCATAAGGTAACACATCTTTGATTGATTTGCCAGAGGATAGAATTGAGCGTCTCATAAAAATTAGTGACTTATAAACACCATCACCCGTAGTCCGTTCCTGTATGTCAGATATGACATACCCTTCTCCTTTGTTCGCGTAATCTCTTAGTTTTTCTAATGCTGCAACCGACACATTATTTCCTCCTTGTAAACCTTCAATTTTAAAACGCTTTATCGCGTCGACCTTAGTTATTATTTCATGACCTGCTAATTTTTCTAAAAATCCGCTATGCAGATTTAGGACACGTGAGCTCTCGACATCCATAATGTATGTGCACAACTTCGCTTTCATGCC